GCAAGGGAGGCTTCCGTCTCGGCCTTGTCAACGCCACCAGCCCAGCACCAGTCGAGAACCTCCGCCTCAGTTACCTGATCGTAGGGCGTAAAGCCCGGCGCGGTCGGATCGGGGGTAAACCCAACGGTGCCATAGGACGAGGCGCTGTAATCCCCGTCAACGGCATTGGCACGCCAGTGAGCCACAGTGATCCCACCAGTAGAGACTTCATGCTCACAGGTGTCGATGCTCCAAGTGATAGTAGCGGTCATTCGGTTTCTCCTTGTGCCAGTGAGGCGCTAAGCATGTTGACGAAGGCATCGCGGCCCACGCGCAGTTGGTCGAGGTTGAACTGAGCGGAGCCCATCTTGCGGTCCAGATCAGCGATGTGATTGATGAGCATCTTCTGCTCGTCCGTCAGCTGGTCCTCAGTGTAATCCACGTCATTGATCGTGATGGTTTGGGTTTGTTTCTGTGCCATCGTGATCCTCCTTTCAGGGGGTTAGGGTTAAGCGAGGCGGTAGATAGTGTAGGTGTTGGTAGCGGTCTTACGCGCCCGGAACAATCCCGAGGCAGCAGCAGCAACAGTCATGCCACCAACCAGAGTAAGGCCAGTGGCTGTCCCAAGAGTAACCACTCCAGCACCAGTATTGATGACAGAGAAGTCGAAGGACATGTTCGTCGGGAATGTAGCTGGAACGCCGCCCTCAATATCTGTGCCTGTCGGCATAGTCAGCGTGGCCAGAGCGCCCGTGTACTCGATAATGCCCGTCAGCAATTCTGCAATGGTGAGCGTTGCTGCAGCACTCTCCACATTCTGTGCGGACTGGTTCTTGTAGACCACACCAGTAGTGACAGTTGCACCAGTAACATGGAGCGGGGTAATGGGTGCGGTGTTGCCAATGCCCACGTTGCCTGCAGAGGTGATCCTCATGCGTTCGTTGGCGGTGGTGGAGAAGGTCAAGAAGCCGTTCGTTGCGCCGCTGCCACGGTTAAAGTCTATCTTCGCGTTGCTGGAGCCGGACCTAGACATATCCAGAGAATACATGGGGCTGTTAACCGTCGCGGCATCCCCAGAAGAGACCAGAAGGCTGAAAGAGTCGCCTGCCCCGGTGAAGTCTGTAAGCGTCGAGGAGGTGGAACCGCTCACACTCAGCTTGGATGCGGGAGAAGTCGTCCCAATCCCTACGTTTCCTGCAGAGGTGATCCGCATACGTTCACCTTCAACGCCAGCGTTGGACGTGGTGAAGGTGAAGAACGAGCTTCCACCCGAGGTCGCACCAACCGCGAGGCGGGCTTCTCTGGTCGAGGTGTTGTAGTCGAGGATCATCCCGTCGTAGTTGATGCCGCTTGCCACGTTACCAACAAAAACAGCCCCGCGCACGTCGAGCTTCTCGATAGGAGAGGTCGTACCAATCCCTACGTTGCCCGTAACTGTAATTCGCATACGCTCTGTAGACGCCGTAGCAAGAGCGATGACCCCCTCAGTACTAGCAGCGTTGATTGTGTGCAAAGCCCCCGCCGAGGCTCCCGCTGTGGAGCTTGTAAATGTCAGGCTTCTTGCGGTGGCAACGGAACCGCCAACACGGAGGTATTCGCCCTCGGAACTCCTAAGAACCTCAAGGGTAGCATTTGGCGCAGTCGTCCCAATCCCCACGTTGCCTGCAGAGGTGATACGCATACGTTCTGTGTTTGCCGTACCAATGCGCATACTGTCGTCAGTATGAACGTAGAGCAGGTATCCAGCAGCCTCTTCTGCAGCAGTCGCGGTGCCGTCAGCAAAGAACAGGGAGCCTTGGCTTGCAGTTCCAGCCGCAATGGTGATGCCGTTGTTGCCAGACGTGGTGCCCACCACAAGGTTGTCCGCAGAGGCGTTGTAGTCAGACGGGACGCTTGTACCAATCCCCACGTTACCCGCGGTGTCGATTCGAACCCGCTCGGTGCTGCCCACAAGAAAGCGGATCACTCCGGTTCCAAGGGTTCCACTCTGGTCAATGCCGATATTCAGGCGCTCAAGGTCGTCAACCTCTAGGAGACCGTCGAGAGTTCCGGAGCGAATAATCTTGATCCCGCTGGACGTAACTCCATCTTTGGCGATGGCAATGTAGTTGGAGGCTGTGGTACCAACCTGCAATCTTTCAGTGGGGCTCGTCGTCCCAATCCCCACGTTGCCCGCAGAGTCAATCCTCATGGCCTCAGTGCCGCCCTCGGAGAAGGCAATCGTGTCGGCAGCGGGGGACCAGATGCCTGTGTTCGTGTCGCCCGTGAAGGTGATCGACGGAGTGCCGACAGCGCCGAGCCCAGAGGTCACCGTGGTGAACGTACCCGTTGTTGCGCCAACATCGCCCGTAACGGTAACGCCTGTGGCTGTGGTGGCAAGTTTGGCTGCGTTATCGTAGTATAGGCTAACAGCCCCGTTCTGATTACCTACGAGAAGCAACTCATCGTTTGCACCACGAAGGTCCACACGAGAACCACGGACGAGCATTACGCCAGATACAGCATCTACCCAGTTATTGACCCCATCGTGATAAATCTGGAGATCAGACCCAGCACCGAAGATGGCCTTACCGTTATCAGCAAAGGTGGCGTTTCCGGTTACGCCTACACCAGTGGCGTTGGTGGTGAATTTTGGGAGACTATCGTGGTAAAGCGTGACTGCGCCATTTGACGACGCTACGATCATCTCCTCATCCGCACCGGACCGAATGCGAACATCATCGTTTCCTTTGATGATAATCCGACCCGTGCCTTGATCGTCGATGTAGCTATTCGTGCCATCGTGATAAATCTGAAGGTCAGACCCAGCACCGAAGATGGCCTTGTCGTTGTCGCCAAAGGTCATGTCACCAGAGGACACAAAGCTGGTGCCTGTGATGGTCGTGCCTGTGACGGCAGCCGCAGAGGTCCCGCCGATGACCGTGCCGTCAATGGTGCCGCCCGTGATCTTCACCGAGCTCATGGCGAAGTCGTTGGTGATGTTGACCACCGCAGCGCCAGCGCCTGCACCGTCCGAGTAGATGATCGCGCTGTCGCCCGTGGCGATGGTCACGTTCCCGCCCGAGCCTTGGGTAAACACCACACTCTGGGCCGTGGTGTTGCGGACGAAGTAAATCTTCTGTGCGTCGTTGGGCGCGATGGTGATGGTGTGCGTCCCGCTCGGGGAGCCGCCAAGCACGAGCAACTTATACTGGCCGTCGGACAATGCACCGTCAGACGTGGTAAGCGTCGAGGACGTCCCAGTGAGAGAAAGTGCAATTGAACCGTTTATGGCCCGGTCAAGGATGTCCATGTTCTCGTTGACAACATCGCCCCAGACGCCGTCGAGTTCGCCATCGGCTGGCAGTTCGATCCCGAGGTTCGTAGTGTATGTGCTAGGCATAGGTCATCCTCACGCCGCGATGGTTGTCCAAGTGGTTCCGGGCGATGGTTCCACACCCGTCCATGAATTTATAACATCTGGATCGACCTCCGTCCACGAGGAACCGGGAGATGGCGTCACGCCAGACCAAGACGTCGGAGGAGTGGGAGAAAGCGGGTCCCACGCGGTACCCGGTACGGGAACGATTTCGCCCCAGATAAGGACGATGCCAATCGCACCGGAGGCCGACACACCCGTGAGCAGGACGTCGGCCCCAGCCTCAGCGATAACGTCGCCAACCTCACCAGTCCCGGAGACACCTGTGACCTCTACGAGCGTCGGAATGATGATCGTTACGTCGCCGACAGCGCCAGAAGCCTCAACGCCCGTAACGGCGACATCAGCGCCAGCCTGAGCAACAACGTCGCCCACAGTGCCAGCGGCGGAGACACCAGTGGGTAGGACAAGAGCAGAGCCTGAGACGACGACGTCGCCTGTCTCGCCTGTGGCGCTCACTCCGGTAACGGAAACAACAGCCCCGCCCACCGCGACGACCGTGCCCACGGCACCAGAGGCGCTTACCCCAGTGACCGCGACGTCAGCCCCAGCCCGCGCAATGACCGCACCTACGGCCCCAGTAGCCGAGACCCCCGTTGTCAGGACGAGGGCAGAGCCCGTAACGGTGACAGTGCCTACGGCCCCCGAGGCAGACACGCCTGTCGGGAGTACAAGAGCAGAGCCTGTAACGGTGACAGTGCCTACAGCGCCAGTGGCAGAGACCCCAGTGACAACGACCGGAAGGGCTTCACCCCAAGCCCCCGAGGACCACGCTCCACGGCCCCAGCCTGTTAGGGTCGTGTTCGCCATGGAGTGCCCCCAGTTAGGCGATGCGGATGATCGCGTTGGATGCGTCTGCTGCTGGGAACTGGATGGTGAAGGTTCCAGCGGTCGAAATCTTGTCAGCACCGAAGTCCAACACCACGACAGTCGGGTTCGTGTAGGTGTGCGCGGGGGTCGTGTTGTAGATCAGCGCACCGCGAGCCGTGATAGTCGATGACGTGAACGATAGGTCGTCGAAGTCTGCGAATGCAGTGGTGCCGGAGACCGCAGGGCTGATGTTGGTCAGCGTGCCGCCACCAGCTGAGTATGTGCCAGAGTTGGCCACTTCATTCGTCGCGGTGTATGCGGTGGTCGCAGCGGTAAATGACGCGCTGTTGGTGTACAGTGCGAGCTTGAAGGTGTCGCCTCCAGAAGACCGGAAGTCATGGACGCCCTCGAGGAGCTCATCCTTGAAGCTGGTGCACATATAATTGCCTGAGAACGCGATGATAGCCTCCTATCCGTTATAGTGCCGCCTTTCGCTCTGCCCACCATTGCCGCATACGAGCGGAATGAGCCTCACGATTGGCCTGTTGAGTTGCGGTCATCTTAGCACGAGTTTCGTCGCTGTGCGAGTACCCCTTGCGCCAGTCAGACAGTCCAGAGTTCCATACTGCCCGACCCTTTCGAAACTCTGTGTCTGGAGAGTTCCTGCCACGCGCTCGCGCTGAAGCGCTCATTTTTGCCCTAGACTCCTCGGTGTACTTAAAGCCCCTTCTGGAGTTAGCCGCCTTCTCCCGCTCGGAGGCGAAGATGCGAGCCTTAAATTCCGGCATGCGTCCCATCGCTATCAGTGCCAGCCACAGGCCGCGCACCTCCGGATGCATCCTAACAAGCAACTTGTGGGCAACAAAGTGCTCCTTGGCCGTCAGCCTAACGATGTTTTCGTTGCTGTTTGACCCGCCCATGCAGCGCGGCAAAACGTGATGCCTTTCGCTATACCCCTCCAGCCTGCGGGAGGAGGAACGGCGCATCAGGTCATCATATATGCGACCGTAGTCCACATCAGAGCTCCCTGATCACCCGAGCGGCGACCTCAAGACCAGCCTGCTCGAGTTTAGCTATGACCGACTCGCGGTCTTCTTTTGCGGCCACCTTAACATAGTGCAGGACGACCGCCAACAGCTGCTCTCGGAAGGCCCTTGCCTGCATCGCGAGCTCCGGCGGGGCTGTGTCGGCAACGCGGATAATCCGGTCAACGCACAGTTCAGCCACCTGCTCAGGGCTGTGGCCCCCATTGGAGGACGTCATGACACTGACGGAGCCGGGAGTGCCCATACCAACAAACATCAGCCAACCCCGGACATAGTGCCATCACGATAGTCGTCGCGCTTAGACCGCAGGTCGATGCCAAACAGCTGTGCCATGGCTTCCATATAGCGGTTCGTGTAGAGCTGTAGCATATCAGCGTCCCCCTTGAGGTAGGTATACGCTTCGACGAGCGAACCATACAAGAGGGCTGTTTCGGCGTTGTCTCCGAGCCACGAAGTGCCTGTATCCACGATGGACGGCGGGTCGTAGTAGTAGTGCAGCTCGGTGGCGTAGGCAGAGTTGGGTGTCGGTCCGAGGATGAAGTTACCCTCACTGCCAACCTGATCGCCGTTGAACTGGGCGTAGTACTTCGGCAGACCCTGCGTCGATGCGCTCGGATAGGCCTCGCGGATGAAGTTGACGTCCTTGTCGTAAAGATAGCTGTAGTTCCCAGACCCATCTATGACGGCCAACGAGAACACCGACAAGAAGTCGGACGGGCGGGCAAGATACTGATTGCCCGCCGTCATAGCGGCAGTGGCGTTCTTACGCAGCTCGGGGATTTGCACCGAGCGATAGATGCGCTCCTCAGCCTGCCGAACAAACGTGGGGATGTTGGAGACAAAGCTCGTTTCCGAGGTCTCCAAGTAATCCTGTAGCGCAGCGGTGAGTTGCGTATAGTTCATCTATCAGCCAGCCTTGCTGTACTTGCCGCCCATCTTGGCAGCGCCCATGCCGCGGCACTTGCCACCCATGGCCATCTTTTTAACCCGGCCACCCTTCTTCATACCGGGTGGCTTTGGCGCGGGAGCGGGGGCACCACCCGATGGAGCCGGACCAGCAACCGGAGGCTTGCCCATGGCGGGCCTGCTCATGGTAGGGGGACGCGATCCGCCAGCACCGCCGCCCATACCAGCGCCCAGTTTGCTTGGGGAGCCGCCCATGCTGCGCGGTCCACGCGGGCCCTCCATGTCACGAGCAGGCGCACCACCCATACCGGGGCCGCCCACGCCGCGAGAAGGCTTGGGAATGGAGGGAGGAGCGGAGCGTGTGGGCCCGACTCTATCGGGACCGTCGCCCATGCCACGAGGACCCTTGACGCCCTCCATGTCTCGCGAACCGCGTGGACCGCTCATTTCGCGGACGCCGCCGCCGGTGGTGCTACCCATGCCGCGAGGAGGCCTTGGAGGCTTTGGGGCGCTCGTTCCTCGGACGCCACCGCCGCTAGTGCCACCCATGCCCGGACGAATAGAAGTGGGTTTTCCATCCGGGATCGGACCTCGAGTCTTTCCCGGCGACTTAATGCTGATCGGTGGCTTGCCACCATCCGGCATTGGGCGTTTTGGTTTGCTCATCGTTCTGCGCTCCTTACGTTGTGACCACGGTCACGGTTCCAACAGACCCTACCATATCCTGAATAGGATTCCAAACGGGGTTCCAACCCCACAGAGCATTCGACTCTGAGGCTGGTCTGGGTCACGCACATCACGACCCACACGGAATCCGGTGCGTTGACCATTCTGATACTCATAGACGAGATCGCTCAGGGGGTACCTGAAGCCAGTCCTGTCGCAGAAACCAAACGCCTTGCTGCCCTTTGCATATGCCATCAGTAGCTCCACGGGCTCATGGGTACGAACGACACTGAACCGCGGTCGCGATCCTCGTCAGCCGCGAGGGCGAACTGCTCCTCGTACTCACGCTTCAACGCAGGCATCATGCCCTGAGACTCAGGCTTCTTGGCGGCAATGTAGTAGGCAAGGCCCGCTACAAGCGCAGGGACGAAGCGTGGAGGCACCATCGTGGTGTCAGCGCCGATACCAGAGGCGAGACCGTCAATGCCCTTCAGGCGGTAGTAGAACAGCGTGTACGGCATAGTCGCGTCAGGGACAGGCCACAGCGTCACCTGCGTGGACGTGGATAGGCGCTGCACGAAGATTTGAGTCGGCCTTCCAGCGGTCAGCTTATTGGTCTGCTGAGCATATGTGGAGACCGAGATGCGCTCTAGGAACGTGTCGGTCTGGTTGGTGCCAGTGCCCGTGCGAAGCTGATGCTCGATCAGGTCGATGGTGCCCGTGGGCATGGTATAGTGCGGTGTGCCAGCGGTAAGCACCTGCGT